AGAAGAACTCAATTTTTTCCTAGGCACAAAAAGCTCAAGTCTTAACAAATTCACGATGTCTACTAATATAAAATAAATTTGACTTAACAAACCACCAAATGTTCATCTCATTCGCAGATTTAGCAAAGATGAAAGGCGTTAGTAGATCTGCGGTTTCACAAAAAAAAAGGGCTGGTATTTTAAACGGAGCAATTGTTAATGTCAATGGAAAAGATGTCCTTAACAAAGACGAAGCTTTGAGGTTGTGGGAGACAAATATGGTTCCTCATATATCTAAGTTGACGAAAGTAGAAGGTGATAACCGTAAAACGACTAATACAGATGAAATCCCTGATTTCAACACGAGTCGATCTAAGCGTGAGGCAATGATGGCAAGGTTGGCAGAAATTGATGTTGAGGAACGGGAGAAAGTATTAGTTTCAGCAGCAGAAGTTAAAAGCTCATGGGCGCAAATTATCTCTTTAGCAAGAACGAAGGTGTTAGGTATCCCGTCAAAAGCAAAACAACGAATACCTGATTTAGATACAAGTGCCATGACTTGTTTAGAAGATATTGTCAGAGAGTCATTAGAGGATCTTGCCTCTTCTGAACTGGAGACTGCATGACCAGTATTGTTGATCTTGAAAATTTAGCGTTAGAAGCTTTTCGGCCTCCTGAAAAATTAACTCTTAGTGAGTGGGCTGATCGTAATGCTTTTTTAAGTGCTGAATCTTCTGCTGAAGGTGGTAGATGGAGGACACTGCCTTACCAGAAAGGAATTATGGATGCCATTACTGATCCAAATATTGAGCAAGTCACAGTAATGAAATCTGCTCGTGTTGGATATACAAAGATTTTGAATCATTTAATCGCGTATCACATCCATCAAGACCCTTGTCCCATCATGCTTTGTCAGCCGACTTTGGATGATTGTCAGTCTTACAGTAAGGATGAGATCGCACCGATGCTTAGGGACACTCCTTGTTTACAAGGGTTAGTCAGTAATCCAAGAGCAAAAGATGGAGATAACACCCTGTTAAAGAAAAACTTCCCTGGAGGAACGCTTCAATTGGTCGGATCGAACTCGGCCAGAGGCTTTAGGATGGTTTCGAGAAGGGTGGTTTTGTTTGATGAAACAGATGGGTATCCACCTTCTGCTGGTACTGAAGGAGATCAAATTAAACTCGGTATTCGCAGAACCGAGTATTATTGGAATAGGAAAATCGTTGCAGGTAGCACTCCAACTGTTGAAGACTTCAGCAGAATCGAACGACTTTTCAAAGACACTAATCAGCAGAGATATTTTGTCCCCTGTCCAGATTGCAACCATTTCCAATATCTGAGATGGGACAACATGAAATGGGTTGATGATGATCCTTCTACTGCGTCTTATGCGTGTGAATCCTGCGGTGTATTAATTCCTCACAGTAAAAAACGATGGATGGTTGAACGTGGTGAATGGAGAGCGACTGCGGAGGGCAAAGATAAACACGTTGGCTTTCACATTTGGGCTGCTTATAGTTACAGCCCTAATGCGAGCTGGTCAAACTTGGTGGAAGAATGGCTTGCATCAAAAGACAATCCAGAGCAACTCCGCACCTATATCAACACCGTGTTGGGAGAAGTATGGCAAGACGAATATGAAACAAAGATAGGAGCTAACGCGCTAATGGATCGCGCTGCTTCTGAAACTTATAAGCAAGGAGTCCCACCAAAAGACGTATTAATTCTCGTAGCTGGAATTGATACACAGGATGATCGTCTTAGTTTGTCGGTCTGGGGAGTAGGAAAAGGTGAAGAAATGTTTCTAATTGATCGGGTGAAAATATATGGAACTCCTTCGCGTCCTGATGTTTGGCAACAGTTAGATGAAATTATTTCTTCTCCATATACAAACGAAGATGGGATAGAAATGAAAATTGAGATAGCAGCGATAGATACAGGAGGGCATTTCACTGATGAGGTGTATCGCTACGCAAAAGATCGAATGAATTTGGGTGTAATAGCGATAAAAGGTGTTGCGCGATTAAAAAGTGATGTTTTTTTAAGTAAACCAAACAAAATTGAGACTAATTCGGTAGGAAAAAGTCTTAAAAGAAGTGTTTTGTTGTTTTCTGTATCTGTTAATAAGGTCAAAACGCATCTACATCGAAGGTTGAAAGAAGCAGAACCAGGACAAGGATACCTTCATTTTTATCCAACAATTACCAGTGATTACTTTGAGGAATTAACAGCAGAACGTGAGGTGCGTAAGGTTAAAAATGGCTATCAAGCAGACCGTGTTTGGATGAAAAAGAGTGGTGTAAGGAATGAAGCTTTAGATGAAATGGTGTACGCATACGCTAGTTTGCAGCGTCTTTATCAGATTTATGACCGTAGAACTATATGGAAACAACTTGAAAATAGGCGTGATCAAGCTTTAAAAAAAGCAGGTAAAGATGATTTAATTGAAAATAAACCAGTAGAATCTCCATATAGACCTCCACAGCGTCAACTTAAAAAATCTAATCCATCCTTTGTTAATAGCTGGTGACTAATCCAACCATTCTTGTTCCAGATTTGATCTATCCCGCCGATACGGTCATTTTTGATGTTCCATCGTTTACTGATCCCGTTGGTGATCCTGTAGACAACACCAATTACGCGATGAATTGGTATGCACGAACAAATACTGCTTCTGAAGGTGCAACAATTACAGGTGCAGATGAAGGTATGGGATGGAGAATTACTGTTCCATCTTCCACAACAACGACATTTGATTCTGGGACATGGACATGGCAAGCAATAGCTACTTATGGTTCAGTTCGATATACAGCAGGTCGTGGTCAATTCACTGTTAAAGCTTCTGCTTATTACATCGGAACTCCTGGTGCTTTTGATGATAGATCTCGTGCAGAAATTGATCTTGGTCATGTAGAAACTGCCATTCGTACCTTGGCAGAAGGTGGAATGGTTCAGGAATATGCCATTGGAGGAAGAAGTTTAAAACGATATAAAATGGGTGAATTGCTTCAATTAAAAGCAGAATTAGAAAACGAGATCAACATGGAAAGACGCAAAGAAAAGATGCGTCAAGGTCTTGGTAATCCTGGTCTTGCAAAAGTGAGGTTCGTTTAATGGCTTTTTTAGGATTTGGTCGCGTTAATTCGCTTAAAAAACAGTTATTTGACGCTAAAACGCGTAATAACAACTTAAAACGTGCTTATGCTGCTGCTCAAAACAATCGTTTGACGTCTGATTGGGTGCGTCCCTCTACTTCTGCTGATAGTGAAGTCAAAGGAAGTATCAAAACTGTTCGTAATTCTGCAAGGCAACTTGTTCGGGATAGTGATTTTGCTAAGGCTGCTTTAAGGGCAGTTAGGAATGGTGTCGTAGGAACAGGAATAAAGAATCAAGCGCAAGTACGAATGAAACGTGGTGATCGTTTTGCTAGTGAACTAAATGAAAGAATTGAATATAAATTTAAGAAATGGACTAGAGCTAAAAATTGTCATGCAGGAGGAAAACTTTCTTGGGGTGATATTCAAGGATTAGCAATTACTTCAATGCTTGAATCAGGTGAGGTTTTTATTCGCCTTGTTAAACAACCTTTTGGTGATAGCAAAGTGCCTTTAGGACTGGAAGTAATTGAAGCAGATTTACTAGATGATGGATACAACGTGATATTGAAGAATGGAAATCAAGTAAAGATGGGAGTTGAAATTAACAAGTGGGAGAGGCCAGTTGCATATCATTTTTGGGATTATCATCCTGGTGATTATCAGTTTTCTGCAACTCCTAAAGAGTTAAAGAAAAGAGTAAGAATTGCTGCTGATGATATTATTCATCTCTATTCAATTGACAGACCAGGACAGACTAGAGGCGTTAGTGCTTTTGCTTCTGCAATTATGCGTTTGCGTAATTTAAGTGGATACGAGGAAAGTGAAATTGTCGCTGCTCGTGCTACTGCAAGCATGATGGGTTTTGTTAAAACACCAGACCAAGATTTATTTGAAGACGGTACTTATTCTCAAGATTCTGTTCTTGATTTTTCTCCTGGTTCTATCAGGCGATTGGCTCCTGGCGAGGAGTTGCAATTCTTTTCACCTAACAGACCTGATGATTCGTTTACACCTTTTGTCCAACAAATGCTTCGTGCAGTAGCAGCAGGTGTAGGGTGTTCATACACACAAGTTAGTTCTGATTTCAGTCAGTCAAATTACAGTTCATCTCGTCTTGAATTAATAGAGACAAGAGCGCATTATAGAACACTTCAACAATATTTAATTGATACTTTATGTCAAGAAGTATATAAAAAATGGCTCGAAATGGCAGTTATGTCAGGCGATTTAGATCTTCCAGGGTACGACAGTGAACCTGAAAGATACGAGGAATGCAAGTGGATTCCACCTGCTGCTCAGTTTGTCGATCCTCAAAAGGAAGCTGCTGCTTATAAATCTTTAATCCGTAGTGGTGTGATGACCCTTTCTCAAGTTATTGCTCTGCATGGTGGAGATTTTGATGAGCAAATGCGTCAGCGTCAAAGAGAAATTGAAGTCGCAAAAGAGTTAGGAATTGTGTTAGATACTGATCCATCTCAAGTCTCAGATCAGGGCAATATTCAATCAACTTCAGAAAATAATCAGACAAATAATCAGGAAAGTGAAACTCAAGGAAGTGAATTAGACTAGAATTTAAGTTATTATTTGTAAAAAAACTATGCGAGGCAAAAATTCCGCCAAGCGGAAGGCTTATAAAAATAAGCCTAAAGGCTTCGCAGCCTTAAGATCTGCTGCTGTTGCTGATCCCCCTGTGGAGGCAGTAGAAGAGATTATTACAGAAAAGGCTGTTGAAGAGGAACGTGATTTCACTTCTGAAAATCACAAAAGAGCGCATGTTACTGAATTTATTAGATCAGAAGAAGAAGATCGCGTTATTGAATTTCCCTTCGCTAGTGAAGAACCAGTTGAGCGAATGTATGGGAATGAAGTCTTAGAGATAAGTGAAAGAGCGATGGATATGTCGAGATTAAATACAGGTGCGCCACTTCTTTTTCAACATGACGCGGATAAAATAGTTGGAGTAGTAGAACGTGCTTACATCAAAGGTAAGCGTGGATTTGCTCGTGTTCGACTCGCTAATAACGAACTAGGACGCGAGATGCAGGAGCTAATTTCGGATAATATTATTCGAAATGTAAGCTTCGGCTACAAGATCAATGAAATGGAAGCAGATAAGTCCACAACTCCTGTGACTTATCGTGCTACCGACTTCCAACCTTTTGAAATCAGCTTGGTCACAGTGCCAGCAGATTTTAAAAATGTTGGCATTGGTCGCGCTCTCACTAATAATGAGGGCAAACAAACGGCCTCAGCCGTTACAAGTAAACCTATGGACGAATCCAAAGTGGAACCCAATCTTGAAAATGAGGCTGCTATCCGCGCTGAGGCTTCAAAAGCTCAGCGTAAGGAAGTTGCAGACATGCTTGCTTTAGGGCAGCGCACACAAAATGTTGAGCTTGCTCAAGATTTCATTGCTAATTCTCGTTCTTTAGAAGACCTTCGCTCAGCTCTCTTAGAGAAAATGGGTGTTGAAGAAAAGCCTATTCAGGCTAAAGACGCAGAAATTGGCCTAACAGAAAAGGAAACTCGTCAGTTCTCCTTCTTAAGAGCGCTTAAAGCTTTAGCTCATCCAACTGATGCTGCTGCACAAAGAGCTGCCGCTTTTGAATTTGAAGTTAGTGAAGCTGCTCAAGCTAAATCAGGTAAAGAAGCTCGTGGTCTATTGATCCCTGCTGATGTTCTTGGTTACAGCAAAAGAGATCTAGTAGTTGGCACTGCATCTGCTGGTGGTGATTTAGTAGCAACAGATTTGCTATCAGATTCATTTATTGACTTGCTTCGTAAGGCTCTTGTTTTGCAAGGTGCTGGAGCAAATGTTCTAACTGGATTACAAGGAATGGTTGCTATTCCTCGTCAATCTGGTGGCGCAACTACATATCATGTTGCTGAAAATTCCAACATTACTGAATCTGCATTAACAGTAGATCAGGTTGCACTTCAGCCTAGAACAATTGGTGCGCTAACTGATTATTCTCGTCGTCTTTTACTTCAATCAAGCATTGATGTTGAGAATCTTGTAAGACAAGATTTGGCTCAATCAATTGCGATTGAAATTGAAAACCAAGCAATCAATGGTACTGGTACTAACAGTAAGCCACTTGGAATATTAAATGTAACTGGAATCAACACTGAATCTGGTGTTGCTGCTTTCAGTGATTTCGTTAATGCTGAGGCTTCTTTAAGCACAGACAACGCTCTTCAAGGAAATCTTGGTTATTTGATGAACTCTGCTCTTCGCGGAACTCTCAAAACTACTGAGAAAGCCAGTGGAACAAACGGCATCTTTGTTTACGAAGGTGATAACAGCATCAATGGTTATCCTGCTTACGTTTCAAATTCAATGCCTGACAGCACTGCTGTATTTGCAAACTTCAGTGACATCTTGATTGGTCTTTGGTCTGGTCTTGACATCATGGTTGATCCTTACACTGGATCTGCTGCTGGTACTGTTCGTGTAGTTGCTATGCAGGACTACGACGTTGCAGTTCGTCATCCAGAATCTATCTGTAAGCTTTCCTGATTTCTTAGGAGTCTCTTATGCGTATTGAAATGCTTAGGTCAACGATTGTTGACCTTAATCAAGTAAATAAAGGCGATTTCGTAGAAACGTCTGAAAGTACAGCCCGATTATTAATTGGGATGAATAAAGCAAAAGAGGCTCCTTTGCTTCAGAATGTGGTCATAACGTCTGAACCTGATGTTGAAAAAACATCGGTAAAGAAGAAAACAACTCCAAAACGGAAACCTAAAGCCAATGGCAATTCTCAATCTGGGGTCTAAGACAACACTTGTTGCATTAAGACCCAACGCGTTAGGCAACAGCACCGCAACTGGTTCTGCTCTTGACCTAACAGCCTACGAAGGCGACATGATCGTTTTTCTTGATGCTACTGCTGGTGGCTCTGGAATTACTTATGCAGTCAAACTAACTGAGTGCGACACATCTGGTGGTACTTACTCCGATGTTTCTTCAGGTGCTTTCACTACGAGTGATGCAAATACTGCAACTGCTCAGAAGATGACCTTAAACACCAACGACCTTAAGCGTTACGTCAAATGCGTCGTAACCGTTGCTGGTGGAACAGGTACAGGATACGTTTCAGTCAACGCTTTTGCGTCTGAGAAGTACGGAGCTTAATTGAATGGCGTTTGTCGAGACTCCTGATGCTTTCCTCGCTGACTTTGGTAAAACGTGCCAGATTGGTGGTGGATCGACTTTTAAAGGGATTCTCGAATCGCCTGCAGATGTTATAGCGGGAGGCATGGCGGTTACACGGGAGTATTTGTTAACAGCAAAAACTTCTGATGTAACCTCCGCAGCCCGTGGTACTGCAATTACTGTTGATTCAGTTAATTACACAATTCGGGAAAATTTGCCTGTTGATGATGCAACTTTTTCTGAGCTATTACTTAGCAAGGTTTAATGGCTGATACACGAAGAGAATTAATCCTTGCCCGTCTTAAAACTAATTTAGATGCGATTTCTGGTGCAACTGTTTATAGAAGTCGCGTTGAACCTTTAGCTCGTTCGGAAACACCAGCGATCATTATTGAACCTGTTTCAGATCAGCCTACAGATACTAACTTTTACGATAAATTAGATTGGACAATGCGTGTAAGAATTAGCACGATTGTTAGAGCAGCATTACCTGATGACGTATCAGATACTTATACACAAGCAGTACATTTAAAGTTAATGGCAGATCAAACAATCAATAGTTATGCGCTTGATTTAACTCCAGATCGTACAGACTTTTCTTTAGTTGAAGCTGATATTCCTTTAGGGATAATTAGTCAAGATTTCTTGATTAGGTATCGTACAAGTAGAACTAATTTAACTTCTGCGTGAAATCATGGCTAAAATCGAAAAAGAAATCCCGAATCCTGGTGCCGGTGGAACATATTTGTTCGACCCTAAAACTGGGAAGAGTACACTAATCCCAGAAAACGCCACCCCAGAAGACGATGCCACTACTAACGAGGAAATCTTGGCTGATAGCTAAGATCGAAAGCACTGAAGGAACAGACCCTACTCCTGTAGGAGGATCTAATGCTATTCAGGTGACTAGCGTTGACATTACACCTATTGAATCCGATACGATTCAAGCAGATGCAATGCAAGGCTTTTTAGGTAATAGCACAAGAGGAACAGTTTTAGCTAACAAAAGAGTTAGTGTAAGTTTTTCCACAGAATTATCTGGATCTGGCTCAGCAGGAACGGCCCCTGCCTATGGGCCTCTTCTCAAAAGTTGCGGTTTAAGCGAAACAGTTGTTAGTTCAACTTCTGTTACTTACGCTCCTGTTTCTACTTCTTTTAGTAGCTGCACAATTTATTGCTTCTACGATCTAACAAGACACAAGATTACAGGTGCAAGAGGAACAGTTACTTTTAATTTGGTAGCTGGTCAAATCGCATCTGCTGATTTCCAATTTGTAGGAATTTACAATGCTCCTGATTCAATTGACATGTCAGGAACTTTCACTCCTACTAATCAGGCAGCAGGTCTTGAAGTGAATGACACCAACATCACTACAGCAACTTTTCATGGTGTAGCTTCTCAAAGAATCGAATCTTTCGATTTAGCTTTAAATAATGAAGTTGTTTACAAGGAAACTGTTTCTAGTAAGCAATCTTTAATTGTTAATCGCGCTCCTGGTGGAACTGCGGTCATAGAAGCACTTGATACTGCTACGACTGATTATTTCGCTAAGGCCGTTGCTGTGTCTACGGGTGCAACTGACATTATTTTAGGTGCATCAGCAGGAAACATTGTCAGGTTAAAAGCTGATCAAACAGACATCACTGGTGTTTCGTATGGAGACACTAATGGAGTCAGATCATTAAACGTACCGTACTTGGCACTTCCTACCACTGCTGGTAATAATGAGATCAGTTTAATTTACACCTAAGTCTATGGCCTTTATCCTTAAGAAGACTGCTTCAATTAAGTGGCCTGTTGTTATCAAAAAAGCTTCTGATGGTGGCAAATTTAAGGAGCATAAATTTGATGCAGTCTTCAAGGAAATTGGTCGAGACAAGTTCAATAAATTAATTGATGAAGGTGATGAAGCCTTGACTGATGAGATCCTTATCGGTTGGGAAAAGATTCAAGATGAAGAAGGTGTTGATATTCCTTTTAATGAGGAAAATAAAAAAGCATTATTAGATGATTTTACGGTTATGAAAGCTGTGATCGAATCTTATGGAAAGATGATTACAGGGGGTACTGAAAAAAACTAGAAGAGGCTGCGAAGTATTGGGTTGAAGGTGGTGTTGTAGATGATCGCGTTTCCTCGTTAGAAGCCTTTGGTGCAACACCTGAACAAATTGCAGCCGCAAAACAAGAAACGATTAATAGTGATTTTGAAGTTTGGGAAAAGAACTGGGAAATAGTTATTATGTTTACAAGGCTTTCAACTCAGTGGAATGTCAGTATGAGTGGGATGACAGGACTAAATTATTCATCTCTCGAATACTTATGTAAACTGTATGAAGTAAAAGATCCTGTCGTTCTCTTTGAGGGGATTCAAGTCATGGAAATGACAGCTTTGTCCTGTATGAATAAGAAGAAGTAATGGCTGGTTCTGCTGTAACACAATTAAATGTCAAAGTCGGAGTTTCGGGGCTAGATAAGCTTCCTAAACTTTCTGCTTCATTAAATCGTTTAGGCGTTGACACTGTTAAAGCAGGTACTAATACAAAGAAACTGTCTTTAAATTTAAAAGAATGGGAAAAAACTACTGTTACAAGTATTAGTCGTAATCAACAATTATCTGCTGCATGGAAAGAATTAGCAGCAAATGTTCAATTTGGAAGCAATAGATTTAAAGAAGCAACAGCAGAAGCAAAACGCCTAGATGCTGAATTAGCAAAGATGCAAGGCCGCAAGGGAGGCGGTATGGGTCGTATGGCTCGAACTGCTGGTGCGGTAGCTGGTGCTGGAGTGTTTGGTGGGCCTGAAGGTGCGATTGGTGCAGCAATAGGTGGATTAATGCCAGGTGGCGGCCCAATTAGCGCAGCAGTAGGTGGTGCGATTGGAGCGCAGGTTGGAATGGTTCGTCAGGCTATTGGTTCAACTGCTGAATATTCTGCTGCGTTATCAAGACAAAGAAAAGCATTAAGGCTTGTTATTAATGACACAAATGCTTATACGAAATCGCAAGCGTTTTTAGAGCAAAAAAGTAAAAAATTAGCAATACCTCAAGATGTCATTGTTAGGCAATTTACTTCTTTAACTGCTTCTGTTAAAGGTGCAGGACATAGCGTAGAAGATGCTCAAAAGGTATTTGAATCTATTGCTTCTGGCATTAGAGGAACTGGTGGAAGCCTAGAAGATATGAAGGCGGCGATGAGAGCGACTAGCCAGGTATTCAGTAAAGGGAAGGTCTCAGCTGAAGAGCTTCGTCAACAACTGGGTGAACGTCTGCCAGGGGCCTTTACTATCTTTGCTGAGTCAATGGGTAAGACACCCGCTGAGTTAGATAAGGCGTTAGAGCAAGGCAAGGTGACGTTAGATGACTTTATGAAATTCTCAGAAACCTTATTTAAAAAATATGGTAAAAATGCAGAAATATTAGCAGCAGGGCCAGAAGCAGCAGGAGATAGATTAGCTGCTTCTATGAGTGAATTGAAAGATAATATTGGTAAGTTACTTACACCTATAGGAGCAGGTTTTCAAGATACTTTTAAAGATATTGTTGATGCGATTAATCCAGCTATAAAAAAATTGGTTGAGTTTCAAAATAAATTAAAAATTGGTAAGTTAGATGATGAGATGAAGCGATTGCAATCAATTATTGATTCAGGTCGGATAAGGACTGGTGGGCCTTTTAATAGAAGAACAGTTGATCTAAATAGGAATTTTGATATAACAAAAGGCCCGTTAAAAACACCATTAATGTTATTAGAAGAACGATTAAATGGATTAAAGAAAGAGAAAAAACTTTTATTAGGTATTGAAGATGAAACTAATAATGTTGCTAATGCTCAAAGCGATGTAAATAAAAAGCTTCGAGTAACAACAGAATTAACTAAAAAAGTAGGTGAAACAATTAGGGCTGGAATTGTAGATACAATTGAAAGTGCTATTACAGGTGCTAAATCATTAAACGAAGTCCTTAATGGTGTGCTTCGTTCTATTGGAAGGATGTATTTACAATCTGCTGTAAATCAGATTCCTTTACCTTTCTTAAACGCTAAAGGTAATGTTTACGCTCAAAATGGAATCGTACCTTTCGCAAAAGGTGGCATTGTTTCTCAACCTACAATTTTCCCCTTTAAAAATGGCATTGGCCTGATGGGTGAGGCAGGGCCAGAAGCAATTATGCCCCTTCGTAGAGGCACAGGTGGTCGTTTAGGTGTTGAAGCTTCTGGTGCAGGTGTTGGGAATATTGTCGTCAACGTAGATGCCTCTGGTTCCTCTGTTGAAGGTGATTCAGGGCAAGCAGAAGAGTTAGGACTTATCTTAGGAGCAGCAATTCAAGCTGAAATTGTGAATCAGCAACGACCTGGAGGACTTCTAGCATAATGGCAACTTTTCCTTCGATTGATCCAGTCTACGGGTTTCAAAAAAGATCAAAACCTGTTCAACGCACAGTTCGTTTTGCTGATGGGTATGAACATCGAATTTTATTCGGCTTGGATGCACATACAAATCCAAAAATTTATTCTTTAAAATTTGACGTTACTGAAACAGATTCAGACACTATAGAAACATTTTTAGATGCAAGAGCTTTAGATCAAGCAAGTTTTGATTGGACTCCTACAGGTGAAAGTTCATCTTCTAAGTTTGTTTGTGACTCATGGAATAAATCAATCCCATATTTAGATAGAGCGATTATTACAGCAACATTTAGGGAAGTATTTGAACCATGAGTTTAGATCCAATTATTAGTGATCTACAGAAGACTAACCCTTCTGCAATTATTGAATTATTTGAGTTGGAATTAGATTCAACTTTGCATGGTAGTCAAACAACAATGACATATCGTTTTCATGCAGGTAGCAATTTAGATTTAAACGGAAAAGTTGTTTGGCAAAGTAACGAGTATTTACGTTATCCAGTAGAAGCAAGTGGATTTGCTTTTCAAAAAGGACAACTTCCTAGACCACAAATAACAATTAGCAATGCTTTATCTTTAATTAGTGCTGTAATGTTAGAGGTTAATTTAATAACAGCAGGTAATGATTTAACAGGTGCAAAAGTAACAAGAATTAGAACATTAGCCAAGTTTTTAGATGTAACAAACTTTGCATCCAACGGACTTTTTGTTCAAGAAAACTCAACAGATTATATTGCCTTAGAGGACAGTGATTTGTTTGCACAAGAATCTGTCAGCCCTGGAACGCCTGCTAATAATGAATTTCCTAGAGAAATCTATTATGTAGATAGAAAAGTTGCTGAAAATAGAGATGTTGTTACTTTTGAACTTGCAAGTATTAGTGATTTAGCGGGAATAAGATTACCAAAACGTCAATGTACTAGGGATCTTTTCCCTTCTATTGGTACATTTATATAATGGGTTGGAAAGTTAAAGCATTGCAACATGCAAAAGAGGAAGACCCTAAAGAATCTGTTGGATTGTTATTAAATATTAAAGGTAAAAAAGTTTATTATCCTTGTCATAATTTATCGACCTATTCTCAACAATGTTTTATTTTAGACCCAGAAGATTATGTAAAAGCGGATTCTTTAGGTCAAATAGTTAGTGTAATTCATTCTCATCCAACTACTCCAGCAATAGCAAGTGAAGCTGATCGAGTTAGTTGTGAAGCAGGTGGATTGCCGTGGCATATTGTTAATCCCAAAACAGAACAATGGGGGTATTACGAACCAACAGGATATAAACCAGCGTTAAAGGGTAGGCCGTGGTGTTGGGGCGTTACTGATTGCTGGAGTTTAGTTAGAGATTGGTATTTAGAAGAAAAGGATATTATCTTGATGGACTGGGAAAGACCTACAACACCTGAAGAGTTCTTAGAAAAACCAATGTTTGAAGACTGTGCAGAAGCAACAGGATTTCGTTTGTTAAAGCCAGAAGAGAAATTAGAAAATGGTGATTTGTTATTTATGTCAATTATGGGAAAGGGATTAAATCATGTTGCAATCTTTTTAAATGGGGAAGTTTTACATCACCTAGCAGATCGTTTAAGTTGTCAGGAACCTTATTCCGAATGGTTGCTAAAATGTACGGGAGGCAGGTATCGGTATGTTGAAAACAATTAAATTGTATGGTGATCTAAGAGAGATCACAGGACATAGCGAATTAGATGCTCATGTAAATAGTGTTGGAGATTGTATTAGATTTTTATTTATGAATTGGCCTCAATTAGAGGCTCACATGAATACAAGACATTACCAAGTTTTAACAGATGGAAATGATATAGGAGAAGAAGAAATTCATTATCCAGTAGCAGAAGAAATCAAGATTGTTCCTGTCATTGCTGGTGCTGGAGGAGGTGTAGGGAAAGTATTAGCTGGTGCTGCCTTAATTGGATTAGCTATTGCAACAGGTGGTTTCGCTCCTTCTGCTACAGCAACCTTTTTTGCAAAGGGAGGTGGTGCGGCGGTTATGGCTGGGAAACTTGGTATTGGTCTTGCATTGTTTGGAGTATCAGAAATTTTATTTCCTTTACCAAAACCTGAAAAGTTTGAAAACGATCAAGATCCACGTATATCATTTGACTTTGGTGGAACGCCAAATACCTCTAGAGCAGGAACAACACATCCAATCGTTTACGGTGAGATAATGACTGGATCGACAGTTATTAGTATGAACTTAACGACTGATCAGGTGACAGCATGACAAAAATAATACGAGGATCTGGTGGTGGTGGCCCTAAATCTCCTCCTAAACCAACACGTGCGCCTGACACTTTAAATAGTAGGCAGTTTGTAACGATCCAAGATTTAATTAGTGAAGGTGAAATAGAAGGTTGGGCAACAGCTTCTAAAGAAGGAAGAACACAAGGTACAACTGCATATAATAATGCTGCGTTAAAAGATGTTTATTTAGACAATACTCCTGTCCTTAATTCTGG